AGTACTTTGTTATTTGCCGTCGAGGCGTTACCGTAAGCGACCGCCCACCAAATCTCGTCATACTCAGCGATGTAAGTCGACCGCATTAAGCCAAGCAATTCTGGGTTAAGGTCGCGGGTGGTTTTGACCAGGGCCTTACTTACGTTGCCGTAAGAGACCTCCCTGAAATTCTTGTCAGTCCCGTAGTAAAACAGGTTTCCATCCTTGTCGTTTATGACGCTGCCGGGTGCGACGCAGCCGACCGCCGGGTTAAGCTGGTCCTGGTTGAACGGGATCGCCCCGCCGACGTACCACATTTTTCGTTGCGATGCTCGCTTAAATATACATAGATAACCCTGCCACTCACCGAACCCGCCGGATATGTCACCGTCGCCGGATATGTAAGCGGTCCCAGCGTCCTTGCCGGTATCCTGCCTGAAACCTCCAGTCGACACGCCTTCGCCAATATTCGACCAGGCGACACTTGATGGGTAGATGATCGAGCCGGTATTGTACGTCACGTAGCCAAGAAAAACGTAGTTTCTGAACGCCTTGATATATTTTGCTTTCGATATGAAATCGCTAGAGGTCTCTGATAATTGGGTGTCCATGTACTCGAATACGCCAGCCGTGTCACCGTCCCACTGGATCGGCAAGTCCTGGTTATTCGTGGCGACAAGGTACTCGCCGTAAACGTCGGTGTCCCAGTACTCGGTTTCGGCGGTAAGATCGCCGGCCGGGCTTATGTCTACCCATGTCGTTGTTACTGTGTTCCAGTAATAAATGGTGTCCGAGGTGAATGCGACAAGCCGCTCGGTCTGGTCGGATAAAACAAATCGGCTGTAACGCATTATCTCGTTACCATCCGGGGTCGGCACTTTCCTAAAATCGTTACTGGCCGGGTCATTACTGGTAACATCGGCGTCGAGGAATAAATAGGCAGCATCGGCGATAGTGATCGACGTGGTGGTAGTTATAATAGTATCACTGCTAACGACCGCACTGCTAACAATGGTATGCTGAGCATAATCGCCGTCAGTGTTGTATATGGTGATCGTATCACTGGATGTAAATAATGCGGTCTGGTCGCCGTCAATAGTCGCAGTTACTCCGTCCGTAGACAGGACGGCATACACTCCGCGAACCATCTCAGGCTTACGCAGCTTGGCCGAACGTATTTCCCCGTCCCATTCTTGAGCATTGCTGTTCTCGCTGGTTACGGCGTTGCTCAGGAGAATGACTGGGAAGTCTTCTCGTTGGCCTTGTGTCGGCGAATATATTGCGAATTTGTTCATTAGTATCCTATTGCGAACCATTCAAGGGCGTCGATAGCGGCACTATTGCTAATATACAATACAAGTGTCGTAGTGTTATAACTCTTAACAACGGGGCCAAAGTTTCCACCGGACGGGGCAGCGTCGAATAATGACACCTGAGCGTGCAAGCAGGCGGTTGGGAATGCCGCTACTGCATCGTCGGCGAATGTAATGGTATAATTTCCGGAGCTTGATATAGTTTTCTTGCCGAACTTCATAATTAAGCCGTTCGGCAGGGTTACGCTTTTCTCGCCCGCGTAGCCAGCACTCGGTCCGGACGCCGCGGGGACCATCGTTGCTAATTTGTCGACATACTTTTTGTTAGCGACCCCAGTATCCTCGGCAGGCTCGGCGTCGGTATCCATCCTCGCAGCGTCCGACAAGAGCATTACGTCAGTGTCGTCAGCCTCATTGCGTCCGGCCTTGATAAGATCGACAAACCCGTCACCCGCTTCGTTGTCAGCCTGGAGCGGCGTATTATTAGCAACAATGTTCTTGTCAAGATTAACCTTGCCACCTCTGGTAATCTGGGCCTCGTCCAAATTCTCGTCGATGTAATGCAGCTCGGCAACGCTGTCGGCGTCCTTGGAGAATACAACACCCTTATTAGCAGCAACACTAACAGGCGAAGTCGTTACCCGTAAGGTCGCTTTGGCATGTTCGCCCGCAGCGTCCTCCTGGTAGCCCACGTCGGTAGTGTTAGCACCGACATAGTGGTCAACCTCTAATATCTCGATAACGCCAGCGTTCGTCTTGCGAATCTGATCGTCACCCTGCTTGGGGTCTGCTGTACCCTTCGGATTGTTCGGATCGATTGGGGTAGATTTAGACATAATGTCGGTCGCTTCCTCTGCCGTGCGTAATATTTACGGTTGGTGATGGCAGTTTTGCAAGTTCGCCTTCGAATTTTTGTCTGCGATATTCTTCTTTATCCTCGATCTCATAGTCGCCGTAAGTCTTTGACGCGGATAATTGAACGATAGCAGGCTGGTAAATGTCTGGAAACTCAAGGTTTACGTCTATCGCTCCATGAGTCCGGTCGTAATAGATGGTATAGTCTTTGGTGTTGCCCCTGGTCGGCTCGACATAAATTATCCCATTATAAACGCAATACCCTCGGCGGACATTCTGTCGCCACTCCTCGAAGCTGATCGGGTCAAGCACGTCGGTCCCCAGGTAAAAGGTCTCGACGGATAAGTCTGAAAGCATATCGGTCGGTGCGGGCGACTGATTATCGCTGTCGATCGTACCGGTATCGGTATCTCTTAAAAAGCCGGTACGCAGTGCGATCTCGTTGCAAGCCTCCAGGAGCAATATATTAAAATACTCCTGAGTAAACTTCGCCGTGTCGCGTTGAGTGATCTGAACTACTCTCGCGTATATATTGGCCGCTATTATTGACATGGTTTCGCCTCGATAAAGTTATGGGTGGGAGCCGTCTTGCTCCCACCCTTAAGGGTTAGTTTGGACGTATTAGGCTGCTACGTCCAGGCCCACCGCAGTATCGATGACGATACATCCAAACGCGACATCCGCACCAGCCGCTCCGGTCGCAAAGACTGATTTCTTTGCCCCGTAGATCATGTTGGTGTGTGTACCGAATTTGGTGTGCTGCCAGTCACGGAAACCGTCACGCCATATAGGCTGCTTGCCCCATGCAAGGCAACCTGCCTGAGCACCGCAGAACAAAGCACGGTGAACGGTGATACCGCTTGCACAGGCATCGATCCCGTAGTTGGTCGTGGACTTCTCGAATGTCTCCGAGGCTGTCACGCCGTTCTCACCGTAGCGACTGTGAACAAGGTCGGTGACTTTTACCAGAACATTGTTCCAGATATAGTCAACACCCTTAAACAGAATGTTCTCGTCACCGCGAACGCCTGCGTTCTGGACGGCATTGATCCACGCGGTCTCGCCACGAAGTGCCTTTTCCTGCAAACGACTGATAAAGAGAAGATAGTACGGCTCACCGTTGACCATAATCGGTCGAAGTGGACTGAGGAAATTACCGGAACCGTCGATATCGGTGCGTGCCATACGTTTAACATGCTCGATGACCTGAGTGCCAAACAGACAATTCGAATCACTGGTGATAGCTGCATCGCCAGAGACGCGGAAAACAACGCCCGCCTTAGTCTGTCCGCCGCAGAAAAATCGAACGGCAGTAGTAGACTTGTCGACCGCGGCCCCATCACTGGAGACGTAGTTAACGGTTTCGATGTACTCGCTCGATGCGTCGACCGCACGAGCACCGGTGATCTTACCGGCGAGCTTCATCGTCGGTAAGCCGGACAGAGCACAGAAACAATCATTACCCTGAATACGTCCAACCCACTCGCGGGCAGTTGTTCGGTTTTTGTCACGAAGTGACGTGTACGCCGACTGCTCGGTCGCGTTACCCGCGATGAGCCATGAGTTACCACGCTCGGCGATCTCTACGCTCTCGTCGTAGAAAGTCATTGAGACTTCGTTACCTTCGTAAACGCCGTCATTACCCTGACCGTCAGAGTTATCAATCCCACGGAGACCAAAGGTGATCTTACTACCCTTGTTCGCCTGGAAATCTCTGTTGACCTGGATGATCGACGTGTCTTTCATCCCCGTAAACGGGGCCAATGGGTTTGCTGCGAAAGCAAACTTGTAATCGTCCTTACTCCAAATCTGAGGAATAAGGGCCGTGTTAGCTGCGGAAACGTACGCATTGGGTGCGGACGCGTTCCGTCTAAAACTGGTTGCACTCATAATGAAATACTCCTATTTTACGCCGGAGCTAGCTGTAAATATCATCGAAGATTTGTTCTTCTTCGGATAGCTCGGCATTGTTAATGTTTTCGTTCGTAGGTGTATTCGTAGGAGTTCGTTTTTGTACAGGTTGCCGGTTAAGAATCTGGCAGCCTATTTCGTAGGCTTTTTCGGCGGCATTGTCAGCGTTTCGGATCTCGGCTTTGGCTTTGGGGCTTAATTGTACGTTCTGCATTGCTCCGATTACGTCATAGTAATCTGGTCGCTCTGCCGCAATTATGTCCTGGTCGGCCTCGGCTTTGGTGGTTTTAGCGTCAATCAGGTCTTTGGCCCGTTGCTGCTTATACCTTGCGTCTGCCTTGGCGTCTGCTTTGGCTTCGATCTGTGCTGCAAGCTGCCTTGCGTCCTTGCCGGTTAAGAAGTCATCGTCGTCGATCTCAGGTCCGGAATTTTCCGCGTCCGTTCGCGTAGTCTGAGATTCTAACTGCTTGACTCTGGCCTCTGCTGCCTGTGCTCGCTCTCTAAGCTTCAAGTGCTTATCGACCGGCACAAACCCGTCTGCGTGCGGTTTATCTTCCTGCTCATCCTCTACGTCATCCGCGTCGGCGATCAGGTCGGTAATTGACACATTAGGCTTTTCGGCTTCAACTTCTTCGGAAATTTTCTCGGTGACTTCTTCGCCAACTTCTATAACTTCCTCATTAGTATCGGGTCCAGCTTCTTCTGCACCTACCATGAACTCATCTACATCTACACCTTTTTCAATTTCTTCACTCATAAAAGAGCTCCCTTTTTACCGGCTGGATGAGCCGTAATGTTGCCCGCATGTCACAGTCTGCGTTTACTGCCGTCTTTTAACCGATGACGGATCGTTAGGTGGTTAAAGTTTATTTACATTCCAAGTCTTCGTTTTTTACCTTCTTCGATACCCGCTCTGTAAGCTGCAAATATGTCAAGATGGTCCGTTATGTGATAATGATGACAAATTACATCCGGGTCCACAAATATAGTATACCCTGCTTTTCGTATCTTGTCACTAAAAAAATAATCTTCTGACTCAATTTGTTGGGTAATGTCCTCGTTAAAGGTAGATTTCTGGTAAGGTGGGGTAAGTTTCTCCAGAACATCCCGCCGTATCAGTAAGGTAGTGCCGCCGACTCTTTTGGCTTTAAATAGCTTTTTCGGCAGCTCGTCGATACCGAGTACACTCATATTATCAGGCTCGTCCGGGTCATCCAGGACTACCGACCACATACATCGAAGCTCCTCAGCTTTACGGACTATCGGCGTTACACCGGCGACTACGGCCTTGTTATGTCGCAATAACGTCTCAATCGCGTAATCGTTCATCGGGACCGTATCAGCGTCTATAAAGAATATATGCGTCTTTTTAGCGTGTTCCGGGTCCGTCAAGAATTTCTTAATAGCTGTATTGCGACCAACTTCCGGGAGCTTCGTAGGTGGGTTGTAGACCTCGCCGATACCACGCTGGAAAGCCTTCATAATCCACTGACTACACCGCTCGTCGGTCTGATACTCGATATTATGGGGCTTAACGATCAGGACGGTAGCCTGTTTCGATGGTGCTCTTTTTCTAGTCTTTTGCTTCTTTTTGCTCATTTACGCCGCTTCCTTTAGCCAGTATCCGGCTATCGTCCTGAGTGCTTCGCTCATCTTGCTTGATAATTCTATCTTTGGCAATTCTGGGTGTAAATTATTAAACTCCGCATTACAGGTTTTTTCGCCTAAGTAACCCCATCCGTCGCCGAGTGCCCAACGCATACATTTATGTTTATCTCTCATTGGAACGCCTGCGTCGGCTAATATTTTACAATAATCTTTTGCTAATTCTATAGTTATCATTTACGCCGCTTCCTTCATTTTTAACCAGTGTGTCGCCACTTTTTCAAGTCCTTGCTCGATCGTCATATCGCCGGTGATCTCCGGCAGGTCCGTATGAAAAGTATTCCACGAAAGATGTATGAGCCTCACATCGATCATATCCCAGAACTCGCCAAACGCCCATTTCATGCACGCAATAGCGTTTTCTTTTGATACTCCATATTTAGCTAACATCTTTTCGTAGCCCAACTTACGCCACCTTTCCATGCTTCATATTATAGTACGCCTGGTCATAATCCCAGGCCTTCAAAGCGATTTCGTCGATCTTGTCCTTTTCTCGCTTGCCGGTCGAAAAGTGCCGGTGGTCAAAGGATATATCGTCTATCTTGACGAAAGTACCATAATGCCTCTTATATAAGTCGGTATCGCAGAAGTTATGGATGAATATTTCATCGAAAATCTTTGGACCGTGCTTTTTGTACCATGTTTTCGTTATAACCGGGTGACAAGGCTGGACGGAGTTTATCATATCGAAGATAAATAAAGCTCTGCCGTCAAACTTCTTGCAGCAGAATGACAGGTGTTCGCAGTTTATGAACGGATACAGGTCATCGGCCCCGCATACAATACCATCGAAGTCGCCTATCTGGGACGCCATGTAATTCTGGAGTTTAGCAAACGACTTACGCTCGCCGAGTTCTAACCAGTCAACATGCGGCTTTACGAGGTCGTGAGTCCGCTTATCCCACGCGTATACCGCGATCCTGATATCGCTGTCCTTGAGCGTTGCCCAGTCCTTGACGACATCAAGTGCTTGCTCCGGCCGGTCGCCGGTCGGTATTGTTACCCATACACTCATACGCAACCCCTTGTTAAATACCTGTAAAGCACCTTATCGATATATACCTCGGTGTCAATCAATTTATTTACACCGATCGAGTAATCGTGGTCCTCGCCGCAATGCTTATCCGGGAACCCAACCTTCAAGGCGATCTCCCGGCGGACGGGCGACAGGTGTTCTATACCGCGGTAAAAAGTACCATCCTTGCCCTGGGACCACTTTTTATGCTTTGAGGTCATCTCGAATACCTGGGATTTATCGTTCTTTAAACTTATTATCTCGCCATTGAAACCGACCGCGTCGGGTTTTTGTTCAATAGCTTCGAGGATCTCTTTGACGTAGATATTAGCGACAAGGTCGTCATCGTCAATGAATACTATGTAATCGCCGAGTGCCCGCTCAAGCAACCTCTGTCTTTTCAAACCGATCGACATCTCGCCATTGTCAACGTCGACCACCAGCTCGATCTCATGCGTGAGCTGCGGGTGAAGGACGTACATTAGCCTGGTAAACAGGTCCCTACGTTTAACCATTGAGGGTATTAAAATTGAAAGTTTCGGTGTCATCTAAAATATCTCCGTATCAGGCCATTTTGTGCAGACTGCTATCATGCAATTTGCATCCGGTGAATCTGGCACTATATTGGCATAACGATCTACGCTGTAATAATCTATCATCGGGAAGTATTGACCGAGGGTATATTTGAACTCCTGGTAATACAATTCGTTTATGTGTCCTGGTCGCTTCTTAGTCGACTCCCTCGGGCGAAGGCGTGGCATTGATACGATGAATGTTCCACCTGGAGCTAAGACGTTGTCGTTAATATACTTCAATGCTTTGTGCATATCTTCATTATTAATATGCTCCATTGTCTCAAGACAAACGAACACAGCGATTCCTGACGCGTCAAAGTCAAGGATGTTACCTACTTTATAATTAAGCAATTCGTCTTTGTAAGTGATGATCGCTTTGGCTATAACGACTGGGTCTATGTCAACCCCGTAAACATAGTATCCAGTTTGTTCGGCAAGGAACGCCGAGCCGGCCCCGTCACCGCAGGCACAGTCTATTATGGTGTCGCCGACCAAAGGAGTCGCCTCTTTGATCTTCTTCGCTGCGAAAGCGTACCTATTAAAGTACGTCTTTCTGGTGTAAGCGTTCGCTTTGCTGAGCACGATCCGATCATCCTTCGATGACCAGTCTTCGTCAGTTAAATTTTGTACGTTGTTTTCCATTTATCCCGCTTTCGCAACTTTACCCTTTATCGGGGTACGCCAGGTGTCGCCATATTGTTTTAATAGTAATTTCTTCGGCTCCTTCGGCACGTCAAACTTCTCGCCAAGGAACATTATTTTTTCCGTTTCCGCCAGCCTATGATTCTCGATGTAAACGCCGTTGCAATGGCGACTATTGCCATCGTCCTTAAACCTGTAGAAGTCGATGTACTCGCCGTCTCGCATTACCGTAACAAGCAGGTCTATTTGAGTCCTTACGATCTCAAACCCTCTGCTCTCCAGTTTCTCCAGGGCAAGGCAGAGTGGGTCAAAGTCTTCTTTGAATATACCTACGTCCGTATCGTGGTCGTGGGCTATAAAGTTTTCTTCCCTCACTGCACCGAGAAGCGTGCCGAACGATAACCAGAATTTCAAACCGGCCTCGTCGCAACATTCTTTGCAGTCCAGGAGGTTGGCTCTGGAAACGTCAATATCAATACACTTGCCGCCCCTCTCAGTAAATGACCTTGATGGAGGTATGCCGTATTCTATTCTGTCCCTAACACTGGTCATGGCCGCTATCTTTCTTGATCTGGTTTTATGAAGCTGTTCGTCGTGACCCCATGCAGCCTGATTCGTCGCATACAATAAGTCGTTATGTTTTCGCCACTCATGCTTAACGATAACATCATCAATAAAAACACATTTGCCTATCTTGTAGACAATGTTCGTAAACTCAGTATCGCAGAAAAAACTTTTGTAACCTGGATAATATATATAACCAAAACTATCATACAGTTTTTTACCCATGATCGACAAGGTTATCAGCGACTTGCCGCCGTGGCAACCATCCGGGTAATGCAGTGCTCCGTCAAGGTCCGGGAAATGCCTTACCATGTCGTTTACGATTATAGCGTCGTACCCGTCTACCTGGGGGACCATGTCATCAGAGACGAGGACGACTATGTCCCAGTTAGTACACACGTCCATATCTGCGTTACATGCGTCGATCTTTGTTTTATTGCTACCGAAGCGATATTGGACATTATTGAAACTGTCCATGAATTTCATCATCTCAATATTGTTCATTGTTTCATCGTCGATGTCGCAACTTATGACGAAAGCGAAATCATGCTCGCCGCTCAACATGGACTGCCATGCAGTAAGCGTCTTCTTAAACCATTCTGGTCGTTGCCTGGTCGGGTATTTAAAAAGTATCTTCATGCAAACTCAGGCTCCACTCTTATCGATGATTGTATCTTGAACTGGATCGACCTGGTGCTTATACCCTTAGTTCTGGGTAAGTAGATCACAGGGCATGAAATGTCCGGGAGTCTTTGCTGCCAGTCGTCGCCGATAATAAACACGTCGAAGCCAAGCCGTTTACGCGTTATCTCGTGGTCGAGTATCTCGTTCGGGATAACATTGTGCACAAACGGTAGGCTGTTGACAATCTCGCATCTTTGCTCAAAACTGATTACCGGGCCAACGTCCTTGAATTTTTCCATTGACTCTGAGGTGCTTACTCCGACGATCAATTTATCGCAGAGCTCGGCGGCCCGCTTAAGCAGTCTTAAATGTCCCACGTGGAACAAATCAAACGCTCCGGTCGTGTAGCCGAGTTGGTGTAGTTTATATTTCATTTCGCCCCGCAATCACATGCACATCTGCGTTTTTTGCTCGGATGGTTGTTACAATGGCTGCTATGCTCGACTCCGTCCTCGTCGACGAAGTCCTGCCCGGCTACCGGCGGCTCCGGTTCAGGCTCGACATAATCCTTGTCCCGGCAACGTATCACCTGGGGATCTGTTCTGAGCTTGCGGAGCATCGCCTCGTCAACCTGGTCGAAGTGACGCTCTCGCTCGTCCATTTCAAGAACTTTATCGATAAGGCTCATAGCGTTAGCGTTTCTTAGAAATCGAAGTCCCGTTTCTGCCGCAGTCGCAATGGTAGGAGCCGCGTTTGCTCGGATGCGAGTTGCAGTTTCCGCGATGCTGGATACCGTCCTTGTCGATGAACGCCTCGCCGGGTTTGGCCTTTTCGCCGTCCAGGTGAGTGATAATCATCTTGTCGGTCTCCTTCAAAGCGTCCTCGCGTGCGTCAACTTCGATCTGCTTAGCTCTCACGAAAGCCTTACGCTCAGCGTCAGCCAGCTCAGCCTCCTGGGCTTCCAGGACTTCCTGGCGTTTTGCTATCTTAGCTTGACGTTTAGCAAGCTCCGCCTGTTTGTCGGCGAGCTCGGCATTCTTTTCAAGCTCGGCCTGACGCTCAGCAAGTGCTTCGCGTTGCTCTTTGAGCTTTTCGTCATCGGCCGCGATCTGGTCCTCGACCTTTTTCATCTCGTCGGAGATCATCTTGGCGGCTTCATTTACTTCGCCCAGTTCCGCCTGCTCTGCGATGTTGGGTACTTCTTCTTCGATTTTTTCGTCTGCCATGATACATTTTCCTTTGAATTAAATTAAGCAACCGCCTGCGGTCTCGCCTGCTGTTGTTGCATCTGTTGATATTTAGCTTTTATCTCGTCTTTCTTCGACAAGTCTGTAGCGTCGATCATAATGTCGAACGGAATGGAACCAGGATACGCCTGATTTATGGCCTCCATCTTAACCCATTGCAGCATCATTTCGGTCGGTGCTGTTGGCGAGGTAGTAACCTTGACCCCGTACTCAGCGATCACGTCGTCCCTGAGCGACTCAAGCAGCATATCCGAGGCGACTCGTTTGACCACCTCGTCGTAATTGAGTTTGAGCGTGGGATAAGCCTTCTCGTACTCCATCGCCGAGTCCTGTCCGGTCTGGATCGTCTCCATGAATCCCGGTTTGTCCTCTGTCTTGATCTGCTGGAAAAACTCTGGTGCGATAGGGGCCATTGGCTGAGGCTCGGGTAGTCCGGCTCCGACCTCTCCTTCGAGTTTGAGGCGGGCCTTTGCCATCATAGCTTCGTCGATCAGTGACGATGCGGCGACTATATTCTTGATCTCCTCATTGGTGTAAATGTTATTCTTGCGGATCACCAGGAGCATATACTCACCAAGCAGCTCAAGCGTATAATAAAACTTGTCGAAAGCCGTCTCGGAGCTGACCTTGTTTTGTCGCTGTTTAAGTCCTATTGCCCTACCTGATTCGGACTTGCCGGTATCCATGCCGCCGGTCGAGTCATCGATCCCAGATATATTCTTAGCAGCCTCCTCGAACTGATTCATCATCGTGTAATGGCCGAGGGGTAACTCGGTGGCTTCGGTCCGCTTAACCTCGCCGCCGAATTTGCTCTTATCGAGTACGAATCCGTCAACGTCGCCGAAGTTTCTGAGCTCGGCGAGATCCGGTGCATTCATTACTTTCTTAACTTCCCATCCAGCATTAGCAGTCTTGTTAAGAATCTTGACCGTCTGGGTTGCGAAGATATTCTCCATCTCGTTCAAACTGACCACGTCGTCAAGCTGCCCGGATGCAAAGCCCTGGTAATAGTACGGACTGAACCTGAACACTGGAAGATCGGTACAGTCGGTCCCGAATGGACTCGGTTTGTCTTCGAGCATGTTCGTACCGAGCATCGTCGTTTTGTGCAAAATGAATGCAGGGTGCTTCTTGCTATTGTAGCGGCCGTCCTTCTTAGCTTTCTTTGCAGCCTTCAAAGTCTTTTTACCGGACGCTGCGGAGATGATCCGCGATATACCTGTCTTGCCGTCGACGATCATAATGCCCGGAGTGACTTCTTTCCACCAGATCGTCCGGATACGATACTTGTATTTCCGCTTAAGCTCATCGTCCTCATACTCGTTACGACGGTCCTGGCCGTTACCCTCATCGGCCAAGTACCCTGCGACCGTGTCGATCCCCATCGATGTGTCGCCGTCGTACCCGCTCTTAACGCCAGAGTAATCAAAGTCAGGGAAATTAACCTCGATGATTTCCTTGTCGACCCAGTCCTTGATAATAGCGTACTTCGCCCCTTCTTCTTTGTCGTTAATATTATAAATGTCGCAATTCGGGTCAATGTCAACGTCGAAAAGTGACTTCGATCTAAGTACCGGCTGGCCGTTCACTGTCTTCGATTCGTCGACATCAAAACAAATAAAGCTCTCTGAGTCAACGAGCCCATCCTCAAACGCACATGCGTAAATATAGTCGGCGTTGCTCTGGTCCTCGGCGTGTTTGATAGTCTCGCTCCATACCTGGGCAGCGGACTCCGTGCCGCCACGTCTCGGCCTTACCCGAACGCTCTGACGACTATTCAGATACAGGCCCATCATTCCCTTGATAATAGGCTTACATCGATTCTTTGTGACGGGGGTGACTCCCTTAGACTTATAAAGGTCCCACGACTCCTTAGTCCACTGTATGCCGTTGCGGAAGTCCTGGTACGTTATGGCACGGTCACGTTGCCTTGACAGCTTCTCACTATTGTCGGCGTCCAGCATGAACTGGAGGGCCCTTTTCCCGATTTCGATTTCGTTTAGCATATTAGTATTGCCTTAAATGGTCTGGTACGCCGGATCTGGCTGATGCCATCTGTAGTTCATCTTCGGTTTCTGGATCAACGAACTGTAATCCCCATAAGCCCTGTATATAACTATCACTGCTGTCTGGACTGCATCCAAGCACTTTTTTGACCTCATCCTTTGACCGTAGCAATATTTGTCCAGACCTGTTTATATTATACTGGGTCGCTACAGGTATTTGCCTAAGTAACTCGGGGTCATCTATAACCCCTGCCCTTTGGGCTTTTATTACTGTCGATGCGTAATATGCCGCCTCTGCTTTCTTGTTAGCGAACAGCGACTTGTCTTGACCCTTGCTTGTAGGTGCGTCGGTTGGCTTCTCCGCTGAATTGAAATACTGCACATTGTAATTAGCTGCGTCCTGAGCGAGTAGGTCGGCGACGCCTTTTCCATTGCCAATGCAGTCGACAATCATGTTCTTTGTACCCAGTTCCATCGCCATTAGTTTCGCAGCGGCAACGATCTCGTGTGTCTTATGAGGGTATTCTTTCTTGTGGTCCTTAATGCAGTTATTCTCAATCGCTTTCAAGTCGCATATGTCGCCACCGAAAGCAGGGTCGATCGATATGATTTTCTTTGTCTCATGGAAACCGGCGTTGATCGGATTCCACACGATCGCATTAAGAGCCTTGAGCATAGCCGAGGTTATAAGTGTCCGCTCCTCCTGGGTTGTTCTTTTGCATCTAAACTCCTGCTCGTAAATGACGAACGGGGCCTCATCCCTGGCAATTTCTAATGCAGCCGGCGACATAATATCTGTGAGCTCTGCATCAAGTCGGCTGGCGAAGTAACCAGGCTTCATCTTCTCAGCCTTACCGTGATCTGGCAAAGTGCCGCCAGTAGACAAACAGCAAGCTTTGTCAAAACCGATAGTAGCGTGGTTTATTCCTTTCGGAGTATACAGGTTCATTACCCATCGAAACGCTCCAGTGCCTTTAAGGTGTGGAGGTAGTTCTCCCATTATCACCGGCATTAAAATCTCAGTCCATACTACCTCTTTTTGTAAAGCTTTCTCATCACAAACAATACCTATGGCGTCGATTCCACGGAGCGAATCAGGTTCGTCAGTTCCGCCAAATTGGATCATGCTGCCATTAGCAAAAGTAATGAGCATTTTCGTTTCGTTCGTTTTGTAATCCATTTCAGACTTATCGGGCAATGCGTTTTTGAGCATCGTCGGGTCATCCCATACGATTTTGCGGGTCTCTGCTTGATAAGGCGACGTGTAAATGTACTTCGCATTTGGGTAGGTACATGCTTCGCGGATAAGCAGATTGATAGCCAGCGTCGTTTTACGATGACGCCTTGCCCACTCTAAATAGAAACACCACGTCTTACCCTGGTCAAAAGCGTCCAGTGCGTCTTTCTGGTGAATGTGCATACCGTCAATAAATTGTTTATTCGGAATCATCGTCTGGTTTCTTTATTTCATTGAATTTAACTATCTGGATACCCTTGTGCTCGGTGATCTCGGTCGCCTTGCCTTCGTTGAGGTCGGCACGCTTCTCGGCAGACTCGCCGAGTTTGATTATTGTCGTCATCTCACTGGAGATGTCATCGTCTCCCATTTCTTCCAGGTAAGTCATTTGTTTGTCGATCGCCAACGCACCTAGCCGTCGATACTTCGCATTCCGCAACGCAGCCAGTTCGTCCTTTGCATCCTTGTACTCGGAGGGGTGCTCCTTCATACGCTTGTAGATCGTATTGACAGTAACCCCAAACTCGTTGCCAATGTCCGCAACCTGCTCGCCATTAGCATACATCGCTAACATTCGGTGGGTGTTGAAATTTACTGGTTCGTTAACTTGCATAAATATCGTTTGCAGATTCCCCAAAAGCGTCGTTAAGGTTGTTATTGAACATGTCGTTATTTGGGACCGTGTCTGCCGGTGCGTTTATTTCGTCCAAGGTCTTTACGACTGCCTCACCCGACGCCACCTTTGACGCCAATAAGTCTATAAAGTCTTTGAAGGCTTGCGTTAATTCTCCGCCGCTTACTACAGCGGCATTGTATGAGTGAAAGCCGAGAATAACCAGTGATCCATTGTCTAAGTAAGTTTGGCCGAGTAAGTCCTCTGACCCAGCCGGATCATCAAAGTCTGAGGTAAACAAATTTCCATAGTCTATAAAAGATGACGCATCGCCGGGTGTGCCTGTATGTCGTATAATGTCGCAATACGGTTTTAGCATCGTCCAGTCTTCGTCCCAATCAAATGTGCTTATCGAACCGCCCGGAACGCCCCATATTCTAGAGCCTTTAGTAAATCCATTATCATTAAGCCAATCAGTCGCTTTGACAATAGAGGCTATTGCTTCTTCTGGAGTTAGGCTATCAGTTTGTAATAGTTCATGGTCCCATGAGTGACTAGCTATGAGATGTCCTTGTGACTGCATTGTTGTAAGCTGATCTTTAGTTAAAAAATCTCCTGTGCCGATCTTGGCCGGACTTATAAAGAACGATCCTTTCAGATTCTTACTATTGAGGTAACTCGTAACAAGCAAGTCATCTTCGTCCCCATCGTCAAAGGTAAGAAAATATGTAGCTTTCGGCAATGAAGGAACGAACCTAACTGAATCAATCACTACCGTAGGAGTCGTTGCCGCACCTGTTGTATTCAACCTGAATCTGATCTTCTGGAAAAACTGCAATGCGGTTTCTACATTATTAACGCTTGAGTGCCCCGTACATGACATTTTAATCGTATGCCACCCACTTACTCCCGTCGGAGTATTTGTATCAAAGATAGAAGCAACCACGAAATTTGAAGCCCCTGTATCTGATAGTTTTATTGATATAGCGATAACCTCTGCTATTTCCGCAGGATCAACATAGAAAGAGATAACCATGTCGTGATTTCGTATATCTATCGGAGAAACTAAGGTCTTAAGCATCTCAACAGCAGTGCCACCCCCAGCCGAAGTCAATGCGATTGATTTCTTTAAAGTCTTATAATAATCAACCAATGTCAATTCATCTGCTGCCGAAGCGTTTGTAAGTGCCCAACTCGCAACATCCTCCATCGGCTCAGTGAGGGTTGGCTCTTGGTATATGTAATCTTTTATTCTAGCGTTAGCCATTTTCAGTCTTCTTTCGCTAAAGTATATCTCTGTTTACGCTTAAATCATACCACACTTTTCGACACTATCAAGCTAATTCCTGCAAAAAACTCTGGGAAAAGGCTTTTCAATAGGGAAAAGGCTGTTAATTGGTAAAGAAAAGCCGCCCGGTAGTCAGTTCCAGGCGGCTTGTAGTGTAGTTACAGTCCTACGTTGTTGCGTTCTTCGCCGATGATGTTATAAATTCTATCCGACGACAATGGTTCAGGACTTCGCATGATGCGTTCACCTGCTATCTTATGTGCTGTGTACTTCTTGCCGAGAACAGCATTGTCGGACTTAATGACCTTTGTTTCCTTTTTCTTAATAACTCCATATCCGCCGCCGACCGCTGCTAATAACAAAGCGGCCTCTGGACAGAACAGCCCTGCGACAATTTCGCCGACCTTAAGCCAACCTCCGATCGGATCGTTGTTCTGTATCTTCTCGTCATAAGCTTTAGCTGCGACCGTACTTGCGTCCTGCAGGACGTTGACCCCTTCTGACGCCTCAATAATCGCCTTTTCGATCTTATCCAGCTTCTCAACCGGTACGACCTCATACTTTCGCAGGGCGTCAATGACCTTGTCACCGACATCACCGACCGCATCGATACTCTTATTGATCGACGCAGTGAGCTTTTGGTAGTGATCCGGATCACCGGGCACTTGACAGCCGGCTAACAGGACTATCAGCAAGATTAGTACAATGTGATGTTTCATGTGCTCTACCTTTCCATAAAATAATATTAAACTTTCCGTCACGGTGACGGGGTGGTTGGTTCTTTCGTGCCATCCGGATCGGGCATATCAATAAACCGAACCGCGGGGATCGTGTCTTTGCCCTGTATTATCGCCTTGACAATCCGATGCCAGCCATTCATTATCCAGCCGGACGGCGATAGGATCACTGGGTACTTAAGGTCACATTTCTTCATATCAAGCACATGGCCTGTAAAATGTAAGATCGATCCACACTCCCAGGGCATGACGCCGAGGTCAATGCTCATCAGGTCTAGATCAAACACCTCAAGGTTCTTAGATGCTTCGATGAGGTTCTTCGTTAGCCACCATTCATCATTAATGACCGCTCGCTCAGTATCAGGGTTGTTTTTAGCTAGAATAGCTCTTACTTTCATCACTCACCACCTTCCATCTTCGCAATCTCGTCCAAAGCCAGGCTGATCGTCGATGTCGCTGCGACGTAGTTGCCGTGGACCACTATATCGGAGCGGGCGGACATAAGGAGCTTTGCAATACTGGAGAGGGTGGGGGTGGCGGGGAAGTTTAATTTGGCAAACTCGCCACGATACTTGATCGCAGCTTCATCGAAGCATTTTGCGGCTTTAATAAGGCATGTGAAAGATCCAAGGTATTTATCCTTACTGTTCACGCTAATCGTAGCATACCATTTATTACTTACTTTGTTCCAATAAACGCCTTTATAGCCCGACGTGTTGTTTTTGGACTCTTTTTGGTTCTTTAAATTCTCTGCTTGACTGCAAGCCCTGAGGTTAGAACGTCGATTATCTAATCCATTGCCATTTATGTGGTCTGTAACGACTTTTTTGTCAGTGAGGCCGAGGATGAGTCGGTGCATTTGAATACATTCCTGCGATTCACCTGCTCTTTTAGCGTAAGATGTGTTGCTTTTCGCATCTACGCCCCACTTCCACTGGTTGAGCCAGTCAAAGTCTGTGTCATCGACCATTGTGAATGTATTGGGGTGTGTTTTTGTACTAATGTTAATGTATTTCATAGTATACCTCTCGTAGTATTTCTCGAAATAGTTGGATGGCAGGCCGGTCGAGATGTCCGGCTTTTCGGTCGCTAAACCTAGCCTTACAGATCATATCATAACTCTGGAGGATGTCAATCATTCCTTTGGCCTATTGTTAAATTCTGACAGCTCTTTAATTGAATTGAGACATTTTCCCATTTCAATCTCTACACCGGTGTGCGTTTCAAAATAGACACCGGTGTCTTTGTTGTTATTTAAGGAAAACCCTTGCTTTGTTAAATTCTTCGCAAACTCGTGCCAATTAAAAGGTATCTCTGCTCCGTATCTCTTGTCATACTTCTGGAAGTTGACGAAGGTGGGTTCCAGACTTAGATGAGTCAGAACCTTACGCACCGCCGCCCGGAAGCGGGGAGACTTGAATCTTTGGTCGGCATTCTGGGAGGTTGGGGGCGTTGATTTATTGTCCTTGTGGCCTTTGGACCGGGTAGCATCCCTATTGTTGCTCCCACTATTTATATACGAGGACGCTATCTTACCTATTTTAACCTCATTATTTTTCATACTCTTAAACCTCATTAATAGTAAGTTACTATGTCCACACAGTCCAAAGGATAATAATCCCAGTTTTTAATGCTTTAAAACGGCGGTTCGTTCGTCCCAGTAAAATCCATTTTACCCTGTCCATCCCCTGTCTCAAAGTCACAACCTGGTCCGGTCTCCAATTTATCTTGCTCTTTAATCCCCAGATATATTCGCTTTTTCTTTCCCTCTATATAAGGTCTTGAAGGCTCGGACCGGGGAAACGCTTTTTTGATGGCCCGTCCGAAATGAGCGATATTTTTGGGGTAACATCCATTATCTTTACACCAGTTTTGATAGATTTTATAAATCTCTGATGTGATAATATACTGGTCTGAGTTGCCGGGATCCCCCGCTTCCAGGTGTTCACTGATAAACAATCCAGTTGGATTTGACTCCTTTTTATACAGTGCCAGGCCGTCGACACATCGCCGCGGCAAGACAAACCCTCCCATTGCCTCTAAACTCTCGATACCTTCCAGCATCCAATTAAATATACCAGCGAGCTCTTTTGGCTGTTGTAATTGCTTCGCCAGGTCTTTGTTTTGTTTACCCTCTGGAAATTGCACATCGAACGGCACGTATATCATTCGCCTCCAGATCCCGTCGCTGCTGTCCCGGATCGTGGGTAGTTCGTTGGTTGCAAACATCAATTTCGCGGTCGGGTAGTCGCTGAACGCATTAGCATATAATTGCCGCCAAACCATCTTGTCCCCGCCGACATACTCCTTAATAATAGATTCTGCCGACTCCTCCAGGTGCTTCGCCGACTCGTTTGACATGTTGACCATTTTGCCGAATGTGGAGAATATCTTCGCGGTGTCATCAAAGCAGGCTAATGGCACATTCGACACGTTCTCCCGTCCCAGTGCTGCGGTGATCGTATCGAAGAACACTCCTTTGCCGTTGGCCCCGTCCCCGACGCATAACAAAAACTTCTGGTATTTGGTGGTGTTCATCAATAAATAGCCCGCCCATTGCTGCAATAATACCATCATATCCGGGTCACTGTCTGTAATATCTATCAGAAATCTTCCCCAGAGTTCGCTTATTTCGTCCGGCAGGTAGTCATAAGTCATGTAATTGAGCGTATAATACTGGTCGGACAGCGGTTTGAGGGTGTAGGGCTTAACAGACCTGTCCAGCAGGCCGTTGGCCATCGCCAGCGTACAATCAGCGTCCATTGATCCGTCGAGGCTGCAAGGGGCCTTCTGGCCTGGTAGTAAGTGGACCCCGCCGCCCGGGGTGCGGAGCTGCTCT